GGCGGTCACAATCTTGCCGGTTAAATCGGGATAAGATTTCGCATATTCGGCAATTTTCACACTTACATCACCCAAGGCATCATTAAATCCCTTCATACCTGCCATTTGGGCAAAATCTACGTTATTTTTCGCGTCTTCCACTTTGTAGCTGTTGGTATCTTTAATCACTGCATGAGAGGTATCCACTGCGCCTTCGCTTTTATCCAGGCTTTCTTTTACCTCTTTGCCCAAGCTCACGTTGTTACGGATACCCAATAACGCCATCAAGGCTTGCCGGTCAGAAATGATTTGCCCAATCGCCGTGCCTTCCACCAAGTTCGTCATTTCTTCTAATAGTTTCGCTTGGTCTTCTTTTTTCGCGCCTTTGAGTTTTTTTTGTAATTCGCGGTATTTGTCATCCTGACCGATAACCTGATCCATAATGCTCATAAAGGCTTCGATAGAGTTCTTTCCTTTTTTCTTTTGCGCTTCCATAGAGGCAATAAAGTCCACACCGTGCTCTTTGCCGTCTTTGCCTTTGATTTTCAGTTTTTCAAAGCGGTCGTTAGTTTCTTTCGATGTCAATTTGGCAAGCAGGTTGACTAAGTTATTCCCCGCCTCGTCCGATGTACCGGCAGTCACGCGAGCCTGTTGGTTCGCGACCAATAACGCCTCAAACCCCGCCATGCCTTTTAAGCCAGCAGATTTACCCGCCGCCATTTGTTGCGGCAACCAGCGCGCCATGTCCGCCAATTCAAAGTTTCCCGCCTGACCTGCCGCCACAGCTTTGTCTAACACTTCGCCGATTTGGTCTTCTCCGATATCAAATTGTTGCATTGCCGAAATGGCGATTTTTGCCAAGTCGTCGGTACTTGCACCCGTTGCGGTTGCGCCTTTTTGTAATGTTGGCAACAATTTCATGGCGGTATCGGCTTTTACTGCACCGGAGGCCAACATAGTGTCTAATGCGCCCAAAGCGTCTTCTTTGGTTCCTCCGCCAATTTCTACCGCACTTTTCACGGCATTATTCAGTTCTGCTTTACCTGCAATGCGCCCCGCCACATCTCGTTCGGCAAATGCGGTGTTAGCCGTCATCGCAAGAGATCGGTCATAATCCATTTGTTTTTTCATGGGTTGCGCCAAGACCATGCCAGCAGCAGTCGCACCTGCTGCCAAACCGGCAACGCCACGCCCGATGTTGCCTAACCGTTGCCCCATGGAGACTTTGCCCATTTCTGCATTTAACTCCGCAATACGGCGTTTCGTCGCTATAGCGGCACGGTCTAATTCGCGACCGGAAGCAATGCCACTGCGTTTTAATTGGTCGTATGCCGCGCGGGTGCGGTTGATTTCGTTCTGGATACTGCGCTCACTACGCACACCCAGCATTTCGCGATTGCGTGCGGCTTGTTGGATTTGGCGGTAGCTTTGTTCCGTCACTTGTGCCGTTTGGCGCACCGCTCTTTGTTGCGTGGTGGCACTTCGTTGAGCTTGGTTTTCAATATTTTTGGTTGATTTGCTAACACTGTTTTCCACGCTTTTCACCACGCCACTGGCGTAGTCTTTCGCTTTGAGTGTTAAAGAGAGATCCATATTTGCCATTTTTAAACCTTGTTTAAACGTAATTTAACAGCAATAAAAAAGGGGCATTACGCCCCCTTATTTTTACGACGCTTAAAAACATAGGACGTCGTAGTTTCTTCGGTGTGTTGTTGGCTTTTCGCGCCTTGGCTCGCTAAATAGCTGTTAATCCATGCACTAACTTCGGCGTGGCACATATCCCAGACGGCTTGCGCGGTAAATCCAAACTTACCCAGTAAAATCGTTGCCGAGCGGTAGTTTTCATACGCCTGCCAAACCTCGCTGACATTGCGCCGTTTTACGCTTCGTTTGCCGTCTTTTGGTCTTCCGAAACGCCCATGCGCTTTTTTCGTAGTTGATTAATTTCATTGTTAATCAACACGTAATCATCAGTAGCAAGGTTATCCAGTAAGAATGCCGGAGTCACCGCTTCACGCGGAATGCCGTCAAACTCGACTTGCTGTGCCAGATACGCTAAATCAACCAGCATTTGCTCTGCGGTGCTTAACGTCTCTTTGTCACTTAACCCAAGATCACTGATAACTTCCAACGCTTGGCATTCACCACCTACAGTAAGAATCTTAACTAGTACGTCATGATGTAGCGTGCCGTTATACAGCACGCCAAGTTTCAAACGGGTTTTCATTATTCTTCAACCTTGTCTAACGCTACCATTTGCAAATCGCGCACTTCTTCACTATCTACGGTATAGCTTGTGCCGGTTTCGGTGGTAAAACAGCCAGTGTATGAGATTCGTTTACCGTTTTCTTCTTCTACGGTGATTTTGGCATCTGTCACGTTATCCCAATCAGGCTCTGCCGCGTTTAACGGCACCACAACAGTGAGTGACAACGCATATTCGGTAATGCCTTTGGCAAAGCCTTTCACACGTCCTTTGCGGTTGATGGTTTTCACCGGCTTGCGACCGGTGGTAACACGCACATCTAACTTGGTTAAGTCAATCTCTTGGCCGTCCACTTCGACAATGCCAAGACTGGCAAATTCTTGAGCCATTTATGCCTCCTATAAAATCAAATCAACACGGTTGGCGACAATATGCAATCCGTTCACCACATCGGTCGGGATTACACAATCCAAGCGGTTTGGATCAACTCCATTGCGTTGTACCAACAATTTCGCTTTATGCTGCGCCACATTTTCCAAGATTTCTTCGTTTTCCAGACGTAACAAAACGTCCAGAATTTCTGACCGCACTTTATCCGGTGTACGTGCAGATAATTTGGCACGTGGGAAACGCAACTCAATGCGCTGTTCAATCGCTTTGCGCGTATAGTCAAGCGTGCGGATGGTGGTTAAATCCAAATAGCTTGGGTCATCCGTATTGGTTGCCGACTTGGTGTAAGTGGTGATCGCACGCATAATGCGGACACGATGATTAACTACCGTAATCGGGGTTAAACCGTGATATAACGCCTGATTCGCTTCGGTCAATAACGGCGTTTGTGTCGGGTCAACTTCGGTCAAGCCTTTAATTTCAAGGGTGTTTAACGGACGTGCCGGGTCTTCTTCGCCTGCAATCACTGCGCCTAAACCTGCCGCAATTAAGGCATGAGATTCGACCGCACCTTTGTACCAACCACAAGTGATACGCTCGCTGTTGATTTTTTCGGTATAAGTTGTGCCGGTTGCCATTGACCCACGCCACGCTAACACACCGATAGCAGGTTTTTTCTCTAACGGAGCGGACACGGACTCTAAATGTTCGCGCAAGGCCTTGGCGTTTTTATCGTCCGCAAACGGCGAAATAATGACGTGGTAATGCGTACCGGCAACACTTGCTAATGCAGGGGCTAAATCCGCATTTTCTGCGCCGTTGGCAAAAGCGGTTGCGGACAATGTCATGTCTTTAGCCGTATTTGTAGCAGTTAAATTAATTTCATTTCCGATGGCGCCCTTGCATTTAGCCGTAAGCGTAATCGTGCTTTCATTCACAGATGCCGTTGCCGGGCAATCTGTCGCACCGTTAATCACAGCGTTTAAGCGGGCGGCAACATCCTTGGCTTTTTCGCCGTTTGCTACGGCGACTTTGTAGTCAATACCGGCAATCGTTGCTGTCATAACACCTTGGCTTGTGGCTGTTCCGGTCAATACCAAACTACCACTTGCCGCCACACCGGAAGAACTATCCGCTAAACCCATCACAGATAAACGGATCAGGGAGTTGTTAGTAATCGCCATGCGCGTCATCAAATGCGCCCACGAACCTGCACCAAATGCCTGCGCCGCATCAAGGTCTGAATACACACGCACCGGTTGGGTAAATGCCGTCGCACCGCCCACCATTGGCGCAACAATTAGCACTTCCTGCTCGTTCGTTGGCAGTGTAGTTACTGCGCCTTTAGCGTTGTATTCGGTATAAACACCCGGTTTGCGTAAGCTATTCGGGATTTTTTCAAATTCAATGTTAGTCATTGCCTGCACCTCTTTGCTTGCGAATTGGTTGTACTTCGATTAAGTCGCCATCAGCGATTCTGCGCTGATAATAGACCGTACTTTCTACTTCAACCGATTCCTGGCCAATGTAGGCATACGGCTGATTTTCTAAAGGGACTTTCACCCCATGGGCTGCTTTTACAATTATTTTTTATCCTTTGTTTTTACACTAAATCCGACCTCGGCATTGTTGTTCGGCTCATATAATTTGCCGTCCACATGTTCAAGGATTGGCGACGCCGGGGAGAGTTCGGCCGCATAATGAGCAAACACAAAATCAGGGTTAGCCGGGTCTTGTGTTTTTTCCGGATACAAACCGTCTTCTAGTGGTGCAACATCATCAAATGCCGCCTCGTACTCAATGGCATACGCGGTGACTTTTTCAGTGCGAAACTGCGCATTGTTAAACAACGTCCGAATCGCCAGCGGTTTTAACGGCTTAACTAATCCGCCCAAGCGTTGCGTATCCAGCAAGCGGCGTACCGCATAAATCAACTGATTCGCACCAACCTCGCGTTTATCCACCCCGCCTTGTCGTGCAGCTTGGTTGCTGCGCAATGAGCGCACCGCCACAATGACCACAAATTTAGCAGAGGTGCGGAACGCTGTACCGCGCACTCCCATCGGCTCAATTCGTGCACCGCCGAACGTCACCAACACCATAGGCAAACGTCCCGTACCAAGGCTTTCGTCGTCCAGCTCACCACCGTAGCTTTTCACGGTATTGGCAAGTTGTCCCAAGCCACGTGTCAAGCGGTCAACCAGTGCATTTTCAATTTCGGTTATCACGTCCAAAAATCCTATTGTTCGGATTAGTAAACATCACCACATTGCCGTCGCTTTGTTGGTCGTCTTCAATCTCGATACCGAGCGAAATCTTCCCAGCTGCCAAGTCCTCAAGCTCTTTTAAACTCAATTTATAGCGAGTGATAATTTCGTCAGTAATAGTTACCTCAGACATACTCGCCAAACGATAGCGGGTGAGATCACAACAAATACGGGTGAGATTTTGAGGGATTGTCGGCAACGGTAAGCGATAACGCGCACTTAAATAACCGTCGATTTGGCTTGTGCTATCCGAAAGCGCAATGGTCAGCACGCTTTCATTCACCACACCTTCGCGGTCACGGTCGGTCAGTTGGATTGTCTGAAACTCGCCAATGCGTAAAACAAAATCTTTTACCGTTGCATACATAGCTTAATCCTCACACACTGGCACAAGTTCTAACCAAGGATCTTCCGCCAAGGTTAAAACCTGTTCTGCGGCGAGCTCTTCAACCGGCAAATACACAGCTTCGGTTTTGTTGAAACGATAACCGCAACGCCCATAGGTTGCCTGTGGGTGAATATCACGCAATTTAATCGAATAACCGATAGGCACAATCACTTGCCCTTCTTTGTCGTCCGATTCATCGTGTTTTTCTACCGCACTTTCGGCATTATCCGCACCGTTTTCGGTTTGGGTTTGCGCCTGTTCATCCGGTGCTGTTTGCACGTCTTGCGTTACATCGTCTTTTTGGTTTTTCTTAGCCATAATTAACTCCTAGGGCGGTTTCCCGCCCTGATTGGTTATTCGTTGATAAACGGAGAGGCGAGCACATCCAATTCACTTTCGAGGATGTTGGTTGTGCCGTTGATTTGTTTAGTTTTAAACAATTCTTTTGCCGCATACTCAAGGTTGGTCGGAACCAAAATTAAATTCGGCTGAATGTTTAATGCTTTGCCACCGTCACCTTTCAAGCCTTTCATGGTTTGGATGACTTTTTGCACGTTTTCTTTTGTTAATTTGGTTTTTTCCACGCGGTGGATAAGTTGCCAAAAACCGAAACCAGCCGCACCACGGGCACGCACACCCCATAAGTATTCATCTTCCATGAAGACGTGTTCGGATTTTGCCGGGTCAAATTTCGGCTCAATTTCCGGTGCGGTGCGTTTTTGCCAAATCAGTGGTTTAATCGGTAAACGGGCATCCACGACGTAGAACGTTGGCGCATCGTTATCCGTACCTACAGTCAAGTTCACTTGAGTGGTTTGGTTACCCGTACCATCTACTTTTTCAAATACCGGGTGATCTGTGTCGAAGAAGTTCTGACCGTCATAACACAGCGTAGTTTTACCTTTTTTCAATAAGCTGAATACTTCATCATCAGGTAATTCAGCAGCAGACTGACCCGCTAATTCCATCATTGGGGTATATAAACCGACCTGATCGTCTTCAATGTCTTCACGCGAAATACCGACAGTTGATTCAAATTTTTTGTTAGTAATACTTGTGCCTTGCGCTTGCATGCTTTGGATTTGACGTTGGCCAACCCATTCGCGCATTTTCGGGAATTTACCTAAAAATCCGTAAGTATTGGTTTTAGTCGTGGATGGAATTTCCATCGCGATTTTGGCCCACTGAGTAGGGTGGTTTTCTAAGCCTTTGATAAATTCTTTTCGAAATGCTTCGGTGATGTGGTTTAACACCTGTGCTTTATTGATTGACATTATTTAGCCTCCTGAGACTGATATTTTTTAATGTAATCCGCATCGCTAATGCCAAGCATTTTTGCGGCAGCTTGTTGTTCTGCGGTTAATGCCGCAACATTGCCTTTATTCGGATCTTCGCTTGCCTGATGACCGCCTGCTAATGCGGCAATCGGTGCAGCTTTATCCAAATAACCGGTTAATGCTTCGATACTTAGGCTTTCCGCCCAATCTTTTAACGCAGGCGATAACTTGCCTTGCGACAAGGCGGCTTCAATTAATGCGCTTTTCTTGTCTTTATCAATGCTCGATTTCAAGGCATTAAAATCAGCCTGCAATGCGGCAACCTGTTCCACCGGCACGAATTTAGCTGGGTCAGGTTTGCCTGCCTGCGCAGTGAGTGCTGCGACAGATTGTTCTTTTTCGGCTAATTTGGCATACACATCTAACAGTGCAACTGGACTATCGCCTTTAGCAGCAGAAAGTGCGGTCACTTTTTCGGTAATTTCCGCTTCGCTGGCGTCTGCTTTTAATGCAAGCAACGCGCACAAGGCGGCTTGTAATTTTTTGTCCATTGCTGGCTTTTCCTTTTGTTGATTTAAAAGTTGCACACTGGCGGCAACCATCACTTCGTCCATACCATCTAAAGCGGGGTTATTGGTCAGTGCGGCGTGAAAGATTTTGCGAACATAACCATTCGTGTCATATGCAAACACAGCAGAGATATAACGATATTCGCCATTTTTGATGTATTCCGCAGCTTTGTCCGTCCAACGGACATCGGCAAAAATCCCTTGAGGATTAAAATAGAGATATTCCATCCAACCTGCGCTTGGGGCTTCTTTGCCATTTTGCTGGGAATGTAAGATTTGGTGTTCGTAGTCAATGGGTAGGGGATTTTTCTGACTGTTAGCTAATGCCACAACATCAGCCCCGTTTGTATCGGTTACATACCATGCCTCCACATCTGTCGGTCTGCCGTCAGTAGCTCTAAATCTGCCATAAGGCAAAAGCTGGATGCGTCCATACTTCGCTTTGTCAATTTCAAAACTACAGGCTGCAAGGGTGAGTTTCATTCGTAAAAATCCTGAAAAGTTAATCTAGGATTTCAGAATAATGGATTGGAGGTAATGAAAAGAGGGGAGCGACTTCCTCACTCCCCTCTAGGTTAGAATTTTTGCAAAAAATGAAATTAGATGTTGTATTTTATCTTAAACCATTTTTAAAACCTTTTTAAATCCTTTTAAATCGTTTTAAAAAAAATTATTCGATAAATCGCATGTTAAACGCTAAAAATGCAAATACGCGCGATTTAGCGCGGTTTTATGTTTTATTTAACTACACTCCGAAAATAGGCTTGCACGTCCTCCAAGATATCGTCCTCGTCTTGTGGTGTTAAAACGAGGAAAGGACGGGCAGGAATATCCACTTTTCTCCCACGTCCGGCTTTACCGCCAAACTGATGGATTGCCGCATAAGGCTCATTCGTACCGACCATGGCAATGCTATTATCATAATAGCTTGTGATACTGTTCATCAGATTTTCTGTATCAACTAGCGGTGTGCCTTGGCGATATTTCAGCCCAAGCCACTTCGGACGTCCGCCCACATCAAAGTTTTGCAACACCGCCGATTCCATTGTACCGGCAATGCTGCGCATGAGTGGCGTACGGTCTTGAGCGGCATTTGCTAGTTTATTTAGTATGGAGGCAATTTGTTGCGCATTATTAATTTCGATTTCTATCATAAGCGTTGCTTTTAAACATTAAGGGAGTTAATATGATTAAACATAAATGCACTTAGAAAAGCGATGAATCTCCCAGATCGCGGGCGATGAGGTGAAATAGACTCGGGACTGTGTGTAGGTGTGGGGAGCCCTACCTAAGTGCATTTTCTTTTTCCAACAACTTTTTCAATTCCTTATCTTTAATCCGTCGAAACGACAGCACGAAGTTTTCTTTAGGTAATAATTTCACTACCAGCATTTTCCCTTGTCGAATAAAGGTGTATCTATCCTGATAATCTTTCGCTTGCAATAGGTGTTCAGGCGCATGAATCAAATCAGGCAAATCAGCATATTCATCCACGCCGAAATTTTGCCCATCACGGCTATTAAACTGCTTGATTAAGGTGTCATCAGAAAGCCACACTGTGCCGGTGTTTGTCTTCATCAGTCCTTTATTTTCTGCGTTCAATACACCGGCGGCGAATTTTAAGTTTTTTGATAAACCGTCACGTACGTGCAACATTTGCTCGGCAGTGAGTTTCTTCCCTTCATGGCTAGATGATTGCTTAATTTCTGCCACCTTTTTCGCTAGCAAATTAAAATCATGAACAAATTCGCCCCCGCGCATTTCCACTTTAGCAAACTGGTGTGCTAGCTTTTCCGGGTAAAGATCCAAATTTGGCTTATAGTTCAATCGTCCTACATTGTAATCAAAGCCTTTATCCGTTACTCGCACCGTGCCGTCGGGTAATTTAAAACCAATGGTTTTTTCACGATTTCCCGCTTTATCGGCAGGGCGTTCAACTTCGACTAAAAATTCAGAACTATCGTCCGGCTTATCCATGCCTCGGCGTTTTAAATCCCGTTCAGCAAGTGCAATCACTGAACAGCGACAATTAAACCCATTTGGGGGATAAAATGTCGTCCAAAATGGATCATCATAACGGTAAATTTTGCCGTTTAATGCTAAGTGAGCAGGGCGGGTTCTTTCGTCGCATACGGCGGAATATTGCCAGTAGGGGCGATTGTCCACATTATCACGCATGCGTTGATAGCGCGCCGCAGAATAAGCAGTCTGCATATTTACCCGATAAATCGTACTTAAACGGCGGGGCGTGCCAAAATATTCCCCAGTGTTAGGGTCAGCTAATAAATTGCCATCAATACCACGGCTAACGCTTTTATCCTTGGCAAATAGCCATCCCTTACGCTCAAATTCACCCAGCAGATCTTTTTTCCATTGATTAAATCCCTTGCCTTCTCGCATAGCGGTTTCCAATGACTGATAAATGTCTTTGGTCATTTCAAGACTAGACAAGCGCGCAATAGTCGTCGCACGGGCTAACGCGCTGTCTTGTAAGTCTTTCGCAAACACTTTTCCCGCCAGCATTTTCTTCTGGCGGAGAAATTCAATAGCTTCTGTCGGCTCCATGCCAATAGCAAATTTAGGTGCGTTCGGCATTGGATGCCCCCAATAAATCCGACAAGAATAAGGCACTGGTTAAATAGCGTTCGTGCGCTTCTGACGTTAAATCCGGGTAAAGTTCCGCCAGTTTATCGCCTGCTTCTTCGTAACTGTTACACGTAGATAATACCGCCACGGCTTTTTGCACCATCGGATCTAATTGTTGGTTAAAGTCAACCTGTGTCATGCCGTTATCTAACAAGTTATCCAATAAATCCTGTTCCGTTTCCCCCTTGTTAGCAGCCGACAACGCTACACGCGCGCCTTTACCAAGACACCCCGCGCACTGACAACCAACCACATGCGCCGAAAGTGCGGTTAGTTTTTCAGGCGTTTTAAACTCGTTTTGATACGGCTTTAAAACCGCTTCACCATCTTGTGCTTCAGGTATGCCTAACTTGTCGCGCGTCCATTTTTCGGGAATTTGCACGCCAATGCTCACAAGTTTCGGGATAGCATCAGCAAAAGTGCTTAAATCATCGTATTTTTTGGTGTCAAACTCAAAATACGGCACTCGGTGCAAAGCGATGTTTGGGTCAACGTTAATCTGTAAATACGGCAGGATAATTTGTTGCGTAATGGTCTGCGCCACTTGTTTCGCGTCAGACACCAACAAATCACGGCGCACCTCATTATGCACGTTACCTAGCGCATTAGTTGAGCTTTTTCCGTCTGCGCCTGATGTGAGCGTTTGCCCCAAAATCAGGCGGGCAATGGATTTTTCACACCAGTTAACCATTTGCAAGAAAGGGTTATTTGCCGACCCAGCACCAGTATTTGCCGCATTATGCAATTCGATTGTCATAGAGTCAGGCATAATCCCTGCGGCATTATGTCCGATTTGTGCAAGTGCGCGTAATAGTGTGCGTTTTTCCTCATTTGTTGCCCCTGCGCCATATTTACCGATACGGATCGGCATGCCGTAAAGCTCTAAAAATTCGGCAAAATCCCGCACGGAATAATGCTTAAACATATAAAGCCAAGCCAATGTGCGGAATAAGCCCATACGCGCCAGCTGCACCGAGCGTGACTTGTGCGAGTGTACCACCCAGCCGAACTGTCTTAACGGCTCGCCCATGGTATTAGTTGGCGTTTTTAACAATAAATTGTCATTTTTATCTAACTTAAACCAAGACTGAGGACGCGGAATAAAGTTATAAGGGATATATTTTCCACTCTCCAATTTCCATTCTATTTCAAGTGCGGAAAAACCGTGTCCGACCGCATCCATCATATCCATAAGTAAGTTTTCAAAGTTTGGATATTGATAAAACAGCTCATCAATTTCGGTTTGGAGTTTTTCTTCTGCCGGTGTCGCATTACGTGGTTCAGCAATGCGCCAATCTAGTGTCAAAATCGCCCGTTTGCGCGTCTGAATATTCGCACCAATGGCACTGTCTTGCTCTTCAATATCCATGAATAATTCATGCTGTGCCGTAATATCGCCGTTTTCCGCATCCTCTAAGATGCTTTTTAACTTTGACGGGGTAATACGGTTACTTGGGTGGTCTGATAAAACACGCCCATTTGCCGTCACCATCGCCTCGTCAGTTTGGGTCGGTTCTGTTTTTGAGCCCACCAATGTTTTAATTTTTTCCCAAAATTTCATGTTTTATCCTCGCCAAATGCTATATAAATCATCTTCCGCTTCAAAATCATCATGCCCTAAGTCTTCATCGTTTAAGCCTATCCACTCAATCGGGGCGGAGTTGGTGATAGCATTCTTCCACAACATTTCCAGCGCATCCGGGCCATCATCATGGTCAGCTTTTGGAAAGTGACGCAGTTGCGCAATTAAGGTCGCTTGTGTGCTGTGCAACAAAATTAAGCCATTCACCATGTGCGGTTGTAAGGACTCAATACGGAGCATTTTGTCTGTGTTCGGCTTAATTGCGGTTGCCGGCACAGGGGCGCCACGTTGTGCCGAGCGCTTAACCAGTTCATCTTTTAAAAATTCCTGAAATTGCACGGTCTCAACAAACCAACGGTGGCATTTGTATTGCTGTTGGAAACGGATCACGTCTTCAATAATCAAATCCGGTAGGCGTTTTTTAACTTGCGCTTCGACTACGTACAATTTACCTGTGGCACGCTGATAACCACCCACTAAAATCGCCGATGGGTCACGGCTCGCGCCCGCTTTGCCGAGTGACGGGTCAACTGCACCGAAATAAATCAAATCGGACGGCAGTTCCGTCCAGTATTTAATGGCATTGGCAAAAATCGCGTCATCATTGCTTAACGGGTCATTTTGATATTCCGAATCAAACGTGGCATGGCCGTCACGGGCACGGATTTTCATGAGTGTAAGTAACGGACGTGCTGCCCAGCTCACTTCTGAGCCTTTATCCATTGCTGCTTGATTAGCGTAATAAAAGGCATCCGCAACCGCCTCGCCCTCATTCAGGAAAAAATCTTCCCACTTGTCCCACAACGCCATATCGTCAGGCATTTTCTTCAGCGCTTTGAATTTGGCGGTTTTCCACGCCTTGGAGCTCAAAGTGCGGTTCAGTACGCTGTCGTAATGTAGGATAGTCCCAATATACACCACGTCCAGTTTGTCACCGGCTGCGCCCAATGGAAGTACGGTCTTTTTCAACCAGTCGTGCAACTTATCGCGCTGTTCTGCACTGCGGACTTGTTCGTCATTCTCAATATCGTCTAACACAACAAGATCAGGACGATAAGCCCCATGGCGCAAACCACGTAATTTCTTGCCGGAACCCGCCACCTGCACTTTCTGATTGGCTTTTGTGATAATGGTCGCCGCTTGCCATACGCGCCCTTGCCCTGCCACTTCGGGGAAATCAATGCGTAAGCGTTGGTTAAATTCCAGCTCCACTTTGATGGCTTCCAACATCGGGTAGGCTTGGTCGATACTGTCCATCACGATCAGGGCATAGCGTTTTTGCTGTGTCACCAAGCAATAAAGCGTAAACAACTGCGACACCAACGTGGATTTAGCTTCACCACGGGGCGCGGCAGTTGCCATATTGATAGGTTTAGGCGCTTGTAATACGGCAGGGAGCTCGGTAAACAAATAATTATGCAAATCTGAACGTGATGCTGAACGCACATAATGCGGAAAATAATGGGATACGAAATAATCGTAACCAGTCACCGGGTCAAAAACCTTTTTACGACGCGTTGCAACCGCCTCAAGGCTATCATCCCAACCGTCAAATGTTGCTTCGACTTTCTGACGTAGGCTTGCCGCATAGGCTTGTAATTCGGCTAAAAGCTCTTTATTTTTCATAACTTACTCTAGAAGCCGATACACAAAAAGCAATAAATAGAAACCACCCCCAACCACTAATACCTTGGCTTAACAATAAGAATGCACAAATAATGGCTGTAATTGATGGCAACTGAAAAATTAAGAGTTTCATGCTTTAAATTCCTTATCTAAGGCTTTCCCAAACCCATCCAACAAGTCCGCAAACTCATTAATCAGTTCGGGCTTATTTGCTTGCACATAATCGCCAAACATCGTGATGGTTTTAATCGCAGTAGCAAGCTCCGAAACTTCTGGCAATAACCGCTTGCTGCTTGCCACCATTTTCGAGTAGCTATCACCCAAGCCCTGAATCAACTTCGCCTTTTCACTCACCGGCAAATCTTCGGAATGGCGTAGCTCTTCCATGGTTTTTTCAAAGTAGATGACAAAAGTGGTGAGCATACCGCGCGCCACGTCTTCTACTTTTCCGCTTGCCATGGTGTTCGCGTCGCGTACTGTGTCCCAGTTGTCGCCACGGGCTTGCGCTTCACGCTTCCAGCGTCGCGCCGTGTTGTAAGACACGCCAGCTTTTTCGGCGGCAAGCTCCAACGTCAGGCAGTCAAACACATAGTAACGGCGCACATACGCCTTGGTTTTTTCATCATGTGCCATCATCAGCCCCCGAATTTCGCTTTGATGAGCTCAAAGCCAACCGACACCACTAAACCACCTAAACCGCCCGCCATCACGGACTTAATGCCCAATTTATCCATACGCGCTTCAAGCATTTCTAATCGAGTGTCGATGTCGTCCACACGGTCGTCCAATCGGTCGATTTTGCGGTTTACTTCACGTGTTAACGTTAAGATTTCGTCGAGTTTACGGTTAGTCATTTCCCGCTCTGCGGCCTGTTCCGCTCGTTTTTGTTCTCTTGCCGACATTATTTATCCGCCTTTCTGTCGAGTTTTTCAGTAATAGAGTTTAGTTGCTTGGTGATGGCATCCAGTTTTTCCATCACGTTTTTGTTGACGATGTTAGAGACTTCTTTTGAGAGATAATCCCGCTTTACTTGGTCAACCTCATCATGTAATTGCTTAAACTCACCATCTAACCGTTTAAACCAAAGACCGATAAAAAATACCGCAATGGACACTAACGCGTTAAACACCATGATGCCGTTAATGTGTAGTTCCATTCTCGCCCCCACAGATTGCCCGCCATGTGTCGTTGTGCGCTTTAATTTGGCGTAAGGTTTCGGTAGTATCTTGACGACTGGCATAGATTTTGCCAAAGCCATCGCAAGCCGTATTAATCACGCAAGTCGTTTGATTCCCGCATGCTGTCAATAAGCTCGTCACGAGTACTGCTATGAGCGTTTTCTTCATTTTTTCTGCGTTCCTTTTGGTTATTCACACGGGTTTGTAACACTTGATTTTGTGTTTCGAGTTGTTTTTTAGCTTGCTCTAAATTAGCCGTTTTAGCTTTTGCCCGACGCCACATTACCCACAACAACAAAATGGCAGAGCTAAGAGCAGTCATAGCAATATGTAATAGATTCATTTTTAACCTCATAAGCCTGGTCTTTGATACCCGTCATCGTCATCTTGACGTTGCCGTGGTTGATAGTTTTGATTGTTGTTGCGTTTATTTTTGGACTGATACGCCATCACTGCGCCTTTAGTTGCCGCACTGCCGCCGCAGAAAAACGCAAAATACAAATAGAGATCGGTCGCATTGTCACGACCGAGATAGACCGAATACACAAGCACACCGGCAAGCACTAAAAAGCCAAAAAACTGAATAAAGCCTGTGGTGCTGGCGCGCCCATTATCGTTAGTAAAGAGTTCGAAAAACTTTTTCATGCGGTTAATCTCAACATTAAGGCTACCGCAGGTGTCATTTTCCCACGCACGACATAACTCCACGCATTTTTACTGTAAAAGCGCGGTCGGTATTTGGTTTGTTTTTCTTTTGTGCCAAACTAGCTAAACATACGCTTAAATAAGCCTAAAAACTTAAACTTCATTGTCTTGTGCTCCATATCTCAAGTTTTGTGCCACACGATTCACCCAGCCTTTACCAAAACGGTCAAAATTCTTTAATCGGGTGTAAAAATTAAGGCGTTCGCCGTTTAACACCATCAACGTGTCAGAGATTGGATTGCGATTGATGGCCTCAAGAGAGTATTTACCGATAATGCCGTCATCTAACACACCAACTGCGCGCTGTAACATACGGCTCGCATTGCCGAAACCGTGATTCACAGCGGCATCAAAAAATTGATACGCCACAGCATCAGGCATTTGCTCACAGTTGTAACGTAACCAAAATGCGCGGTAATAGATTTCGTAGGCTTGTTGACGCGTCATCGCTTTCATGCTGCCGGTGTAACCGTTCGCCTGCGCTGTCCGCTTTGTTACGCCCCAGTTGGTTTCTCCGCCCGGGTCGCGCGGGTCATCCACGTAATCCCCCTCGTGCCCAATAAGGCGGTC